CTTCCGGCCCTGCGTAGCTGATGTTGTAGCCGACCGTCACCGAGGCCGTGCCCATGCAGGTGGCCTGGAGCACGGTGCGCTTGTAGGTCTTCCGGTTCATCGGCGCGCGCCCGGAGTTGAATGCGGTCAGCAGGTGCGAGGTGATCACGCCGCCGTCCATGGACGTGCCGCGCTCGAGCTCGTAGACATAGCCGTCCGAGCCGCCGGCGAAGATCCGCTCGACGCCGCTGCTGTCCACGCCCGAGGTGACGCAGTTCATGTACAGGCTGGTGCCGTAGTCGAAGCGCATGAACGCGCTGACCTGCACCGCAGCCGCAGCGGCGTACAGGTTCTCGTCGGCCGAGCGGACGTACATGATGATGCCGGTGCCGTCCGAGAAGAACAGCCGGTACTGGTTGCTCGAGCGGACAATGCAGCTCGCCGTGGCCAGGCCGCGCTTCGAGTCCATCAGCGGCTGGATCGCGCGCGACACCGTGGAGAGCTCGAAGTTGCCGTAGTTCCTGGTCGTGTTCAACTGGCAGACGCCCTTCGTGTCGAGGAAGAACGCGTACCCGATGTTCTGTGCGGTGTGCGGCTGGGCGCCGGAGTCGGGCGCCTGTGTCACCAGGTTGAAGTCGGTCGAGTCGTTGCCGTACAGGATGTAGCTGATGCCGGCCGTGCCGGCGTTGCCGAACGCGAAGATGGCCAGCGCGCCCGTCGTCTCGTTGCCCGCCTGCGCGATCATGCCGGAGCAGTTCGCACCCAGCCCGATCACCGACGCACCGGTCAAGGCCGTCCACGAGTACGGCGCGCCCGGGCCGGAGACCTCGACGCTTGAGCCGTAGGCGAACACCAGCGCGTTGCGCCAGGTGGCGAGGTAGGTCGGTGTGTCGGTGTGCAGGCCGGTCGTGATCGGCACGTAGCGCGTGCCGTCGAACTCGAACGCCTTGTTCACGCCGCTCACGCCGTAGAGCCGGATGCTGTTGGCGTTGCCGGAGAAATTATAGATCGAGAACTCGTAGTGCCCGCCGGCGGCCAGCGTGATCGCCGTGTCCACGCCGGAGGACGTCACCTTGGTGACGCCGCCCACGCGCAGCGCTTCGGCGTTGACGAAGGCCCCGGTGACGGAGTCGAGCTGGAGCGTGCCGACACCTGACACCGTCCAGGTGCCCGTGCGCAGCATCGCGCGTCCGACCACGCCGGTGGCGCCGGAGGTGAGCCCGATGACGGTGTCGCCGTCGTTGACCTGCCCGACGGCGCCGGTGAAGTTGATGTACCGGCCGAGCGAGACAGCCGACCAGCCCGAGGCGGTTGACTTGTACATCACGCAGGCGGTGGCGCCGACGTTGTCCCGAAAAGCGTAGACCACGTTGTTGTACATGACGGCGCCGCGCACCGCGCCGCTGCCGGGCACCGCGGCGATGTCGGCGCGGTAGTTGTTTGCGGCCAGGGACTTGTAGGTCGCGTGCAGCGCCGCAGTCGTGGCGGCGTTGCGGCGGGTCGATGTGAGCGACGCCTGCACCACTGCGGCCACGGTCAGGTTTTCCGTGGCAAAAGTACCGGTGATCTTGGTCACGACCAGTTCGGTTGTCCCGTTCACCTGCAGCACCACGGCAGTGGCACCGGAGGTGGCGCCGGTGACGGTGGCGCCGACCGCGATCGTTCCGGTCAGCGTGATCGCCTGGAGCCAGTAGTCCTGGTCAGATGGCGAGGAGTGGCCGTCGTAGCGCTCGTAGCCGTACATGCGGCGGTAGCCGCCGTGCAGGTCCGGCTCATAGTTCAGCGAGTCGATCAGCTTGCCCGGGGTAAGAGACAGCGCAGGCGTCACCTGGTCAATGCCGCCCTTGAACTCGAACGACTCCGGCGTGAACTGATCGCCAGCCATTATGCCAGCGCTCCGCAGGTCTTCACTTCCGTCAGGCGGTCGGCCGACAGCTTGCGCATGAACTTCTTCAGCTCGCGCTCGGCGCGCGCGATGACGAAGCCGTCCTCCTCGTAGTTGCCGTACGAGATCAGCGCCTTGTACACGATCGCCATGTGGAACTGCGCAGGCATGGCGGGGACGTCGGCGTTGGCCGCCATGTAACTCGGCACGGTGTAGTAGTCGCCCAGCACGGTGTACCCGGCGATCGGGAAAGGCCCGAGGCCGATCGACTTGTCCGGGGCGATCGTCACCTCGATCGGGCGCGTCTGCGTTTGGCGCAGCGAACCGTACTCGTAGCGGTCGCGCCAGATCGCGTAGTCGGCATAATCCATGTAAATCTCGGAGTTCAGCCCGATGAAGATCGTCGTGTTGTTCGACGACATGGTGTGCGTGCCGGACTGCGTGCCGCTGGTGTTGATCGCGGTGCCGCCGGCCGTCGCCGCCACGGTGAACGTGTTCGCCGTCAGCGCTGACAGGACGTAGTACGTCGTGCCGGCAGTGAGCCCGGTGGGCAGCGCGCCGGTCGTGAATGGCACGAAGGTGTCGCCCGCCGACAGGCCGTGCGTGGCCAACGTCACCACGGCAGGCGAGGCGATCGAGACCGTCACGACAGGGTTGACGTAATTGCGGAAGGTGTCGCGCGCCCAGGCGCCGAAGCTGGTCAGCCCGATCTGCGTGAGCGTGTTGACCGGGCGACCGGTCACGGTGGGGAACGTGGCGGTAGTCCGCATCCACTCCCAGTCTGTGTGCTCGCTTTGGATGTCGAGCCAGGCATCGTTGACCCAGTCGACCAGCCGACCATACTCGCCGGTCTGGTTGACCACGGAGGTGATGGAGCTGCCGGAGGCTTTAGTCTCTGTGCGAAGGCGCTGGACAAGTTGCAGAAAATTCACGGTGTCATCCCTTTTTAACTCGGCCCAGCGCCGACCGATCTTACGCGCGCAGGTACATCAGCTTGTTCAGCCAGTCAGCGCCGCGCGGGTTGTTGTCTTTCAGCACCGAGAACGGGTACTTCGCGGTGGTGGTGACGTCCACCTCGTTCACGTCGTTCGCGCCGCTCAGGATATCCTGAGCAGATGGTGGCCTGGTGTCGACCGCATCCTGCTTGGCCAGCGCCAGCACCTCGATGTACTTGCGACGGGTGATGCACGGAACGCCCAGAGGCAGCGCGCCCAGGATGTGCCAGCGCTTGCCGACAGGATCGAACACTTCGGCGCCGCGGCCGTTGACCCAGCACGGCACCCAGCGGGGCGCGTTCTTCTCGCTGCTGCGCTCGATGCGCACTTCGATCGGCTCCTCGTTGAAAGCGATCTCGTCGACGTACGCCTTGTCGATGCCTCCAGGCTCGGCCAGGGAGATTGAGTCGCCGCTACGGATCAGCGTGCTTTCGACGGTGCCCATGTCGATCGTGGCGCGCTGTTCGATGTGCATGTCACCGGTGTGGATTTCTTTTTTCGGCGAGTTGACCGGGTTGTTGATTGCTTGATTCGGACGTGGCATGGTGCTGCTCCTGTGGTAGCCCTGATGGGTGGTGCTGCGGCAGCGCGCTCAGGAACGCGTTTTCGGGTGCGACCCTAGCCTCAGCATTTGTTGCGAGAGATCCCGGCCATGCCTTTGCGGGCAGCGGGCCGAGACGTATTTGCTACGAAATTTGCGGCCGCATCGGCAGCATGCTCACGTCCACGAAGGTGTAAGTCATGCCTGTTACGGACGACAGGTTGCTCGAGCCGAACGTGAACGCGCTAGCCAAGGTCGCGCCGCCTTTCAGGATGATGTAGCCGAGCGGGCAGAAGTTGTCCGGCAGGTTGGGCATCAGCGGCGCCTGGATGAAGGAGCCGCTGACGTCCAGGCCTTGGATCGTACCTTGGCAGGCCACGACGGAGCCGGCGGCATTGAGGCCGACGACGACGACCGTGCCGTTGTTCGCGGTAAAGGCAGTAAAGGCGGCGCCGGTAGCGGCGTCGGTGGTCGGCGTGGCGCCGTTGGTGATCGCAGTTTTGGTGTAGATTTTCCCCTGGATCACGTACGTGGTCGTGCCGGTGGTGCTGACGGTAGTGGTGGTGCCCGCAGCCAGCGTTGCCTTCGACAGGCACATGGTTTGGGCGATTTGCGAGAGAGCGTCCATGATACTTTTTCCTTTTCAGATAGTTGGCCCCGGTCGCCCGGAGCCATCAAAAATTACGCCAGTACCTTGGAGCCGACGTTGCCGATGGCCATCCAGCCGTTGTTCTCGATCATGACGGCCTTCCACCAGATCGTGCCGGCATAGCCGCGCTGACCGAACGGGTCCGACTTCTGCTTCATGCCTGGCGGCAGGTAGGTTGGGTCGAGCGATTCCTTGCCGCGAACCGCGATCTGCGACCACGCGTCCTGCGCGCACACGACGATCTGGTACACGTCGATGCTGGTGCCGGTGGTCGAGTACAGGCCAGTCGCGCCGATCGCCGCGCCGCCGTCCTGGATCGAGACCAGTTCAGGCGAGGTGATGAAGCGGAAGCGCTCGCACATGCCGACCTCGTTCGCCATTGGCGTGCCGGAAGCGTACTTCTCGGCCGGGGTGAAGTTCGGCAGGTCGCGGATGTCCGGTTCCAGGTCGGTGTGGCAGTAGACGAAAAAGCCCGCCGGCACTGGCGAAGTGTTGTAATCGCCGGACGCTTTCAGCACGCGCGTGACCATCACGGCATGGTTGGCCTGCAGCGACTTGACGATCTTGCGCACGAAGCCCAGCGTCAGGCCGCCGTTGACGGTGGCGCGGGTGGTGCCGGTCCCGCCGTAATACTGGTTGGTGCAGCCTTTGAGCGCGCCGAAGATGATCAGCTCGTTGACGAAGGTGACGCGATCGCCGATCTGCTCTTTCATCGCCTTCGGGATGTCATCTTCGTACAGGTCGTACGTCTTGTCGGTGAAGCCGTACAGGCAGCTGTACTGGTTGATGACCACGGTCACGTCGCGCGGGGTGATCGACTCGGGCGCCGGCGTCACGCCTTCAGCCGTCAGGTGGGCCTGGGTGATCGCGTTGGTGCGATCGCCGGTGCCGTTCGCGAAGAACACGTTGGGCGAGGCCACGGTCGAGTTGTACGGAATGAACGAGCGCGCCACGTAGGTGTCGGACTCGTTGGACGGCATGCGCACCTGGCGGCCGGCGCGGCCCAGCACTTCGGTCGGAACCGCGTGCTTCAGGATCTCGCCCTTGTATTTGTTGATACGCCCTGGGGTGAGGGCGAAGTTTTGCATCGTCATGATGTAGCTCCTGTTCGTTTATGGGGAGTTGAATCCCGCCAAAAATTCGTCGTCTTCACTGGCCTGCTGCTGGCCGTGGCCACCAGACCCCCTTGGCGTAACCGCCGAGGAAAGCCGCTGTTGCCGTGTTGAAACGGCCGAAGTGTCCGACACATCCGCTTTCGCTGGCTTGCGCGCCGCTTTGAAACTGTCCAGGATCGGAATGGTGACATCCGAATCCCAGCTCTCCTGGTAGCCCTTCTGCACGTCAGCCGGCTGCGTCGCGATCCACGCCTTGAACTCGGCGCCGTTGACCACTTCACTCCAGTCCGGGTGCTTGCGGGCAAACCGCTTAAGCTCCAGCTTCTGCTCGATGCGCTGTTCCACCGACTGCTCGATCTTTGCGGCATCGATCTGCGGTGGTGGCGGCGTTACTGCTGCCGCCGCGGCTTCGCCGGTTCCGGTCGCCTTCATCTTCGCGAGCGCTGCGTTCAGGCTCTTGACTTGAAGTTTCGCCAGTTCAGGGTATTCCGCTGCCAGCTCAGCAAAGTCTTCTTCCGATACGGTCACGGCGCTTCCCGCCGCGGTGGATGATTTCAGCTGTTCGATCAGCTGTTGCATCCCGCCCATCTTCCCGAACGCAGTATCGAAGAGCCGCTTGTTTTCTGCCTTGATGGCTGGTACTTCGCCAACCTGGGCCAAGAGCCTGTCGTAATCCGCCTGGGTGATCTTTGCGTACACCGGCTCCGCTGCTGGCGCTGCCTGCTCGCCTTCTACGCCGCCTGGTGCAACCTCTTCGCCGGTCTTGTCTTCCGCTCCCGGGGCCGGCGTTGCTGTCGGCTTTGGTGCATCGTCGCTGAAACCTGCGCTAAAATCCGCGTCAAAATCGTCTTCCTGTGCCATGTACTTCTCCACTCTTACTACCAGCAGCCAGCGTTATCGTTGGTTGCTACATCACACCGTCCTTGCGGGCGGCCCTTTTACTTAATCTTCCCGGTCCAGCTTGAGCAGCTTCTTGATCGCGGCGATCTCGCCACGCAGCGCTGCTGTCTGCGCTTCCGTCAAATTCGGTGCATCATTGGTCGCGCGTACGCGGTCCAGTTGGTCTTCCAGGTGCCGCTTGAGCCGCAGCCACAGCGGCGACTGCCGCTCGCCCATGCTCAGTTCAAACCGCTCCGGCGGCGCGATCTTCAGTTCGCTCATGCTTCGCCGCCCGTATCGGATTCAGTTGTGTCCAATTGAATTGTGTGCTTGGCCATATCATGCGCTCTTTCTTGCGCAGAATCAACAGCGTCGGCGCGCAGGCTCGATGCGTGCTTGGCCAGGTCGTGCGTGCGCGTGTTCCGGCCCTCTGCCTCGTGCAACTGGGACTGCGCCGCGGCGAGCTGCAGCTTCGTCTGGTTGTCCATCTGGCTCTTGGCCAGGTCAGCCTTGATCTGGTCGAGCGAGATGTTCCGCTTCTCGGCGTAGCCCAGCATGGCGATCCGCTCCTTGAGCTCCAGTTCGCGGATCTTGGCCAGCGCGTTGTCGCGTGCCATCTGCGCCTCGGTCTCGGCATAGACCAGTTGCGTTTGGTCGTCGCTCTGCTGGTTCGCCTTGGCCGTGGCGGCGCGCACGTCCGCCTCGTAGCGGCGCGCGTCGGCCGCGGCCACGTGCGGGTCGGGCACGCCGGCGTCGCGCAGGGCCTGGGCCTGCTGCTGCTCCATCTGCTCGAGCGCGGTCGCCACCTGGCCGCGCTTGTCTTCCACGGCCAGCGCGGTCTGCGCCTTCGACTGCTGCACGGTGACGGCGGCCTTGCTGCGCTCCTGCGCCACGGCGATCTGCACCGGCGGCGGCGCTGGCTGGGCGTCGATCTTGGCCTGCTCCTCGGTCGTGTTCTGCACCTTGGCCGGGTCCATCCGCTTGGCGCGCATGAGCTCGGCGAAGAAGCGCCGCTTGTTGATCCCGTAGCCCGGGTCTTGCGCCATCTGCGCGATCACCGGCAGGGTCTGCTCCTGGATCGCGCGCTCGACCATCGCGGTAGAGCCTTGGGCGTCGATCTCGAAGTCGCCTTTTTCTTCATCCGGCACGTTGTCATCCAGCAACAGCCACTCGTACATGTTGTGCACCAGCGGCTCGGTAACGGCGTCATCAAAGCGATGCGCGATCGCGCGCAGCAGCGTCTTGGCGTTCGAGTTCAGCATCTCGGCGGCGCCGAACGTTTCCGGCGCGCGGCCACTCTCCTGCCCCTGGGCGTGGAGCGGGATGTTCGACAGTTCCTCAGCCAGCTTGAACGAATACTCGATCACGCCCATCATCTCCGCGCCGACGTTCGGCACCTCGACGAAGTGCATCGCCTTGCGCACGTCCGGGTCTTGCCCCTCGCCGGTGTAGTACCAGACCTTGTCCGGCGTGACCGTCCACGAGCCGTCCGCCGGCGTGATCGCATCGCGGTCCACGATGAGCTGGCTGCCGGCCGACTTGCCCGCGTTGTTGAGCAGCGCGCGCGTGCCGCCGTTGCAGATGCGCTGCGGCGTGCTCACCTGCTCGCCTACGCCGATGCCCGCCCAGTGGCCTGCACGGCGCGACCAGGCGAACACGCAGTAAGGGTAGGCGCCCGAGTCGAGCGGGTTGAGCGCAACCTTGATGATGGTGTCGTTGACCAGGGTGATCAGGACCGGCACTTCCTGGGCCTTCGGGAACAGCTCGATGCCGGGCGCGCCGGCGATCATCGCCTCGCTGCGCTTGATGTAGCCGGTGAAGTGGAAGACCTGGAAGCGTTTGTCCTTGCTGTCTTCCTTGCGGCTCGGGTTCTGCCCTTCGGTCAGGCATTTGCCCGGGCCTTCTTCGAGCACCTTGTCGATGGCGCGCGCGTAGTAGACTGGCTTGTCGTCGGCGCCGAGCACGTCCTTGAGGTCTTCCAGGGCGCGCGGCGTCATGAAGTCACCCTCGACGGTGTAGTCGCCGTTGTGGATGTTCTCGCCGCAGTTCGGTGCCGGCCAGAAGTTCCAGAGGTCGATCCAGCGCACGCCCGGCACCGTCTCCACGTTCATCTGGATGGCGATGGCTTTCTCGGCCCGGGTGATGGCAGTCTTGCGGCGCGTGTCAGGGAACGGCCCCTTGAGCACGCCAGCGCCCAGCCGGGCTGCGTCGTCGATGACCTTGCGCGCTTCGGCCGGATACTTCGCCAGGAGCAGCCAGCGCTGCACGCGCTGCTCGGCGAAGCCGGCACAGGCTTGCGACTTCTCCATCTGCTGGGCGTACCAGTCCGCTTTCGTCATCGGCTTGACCGGTGGCGCCGGCGGGGCGCCGGGTGCAGCAGGTGCTCCCAATGTTGGGAGGGGTGCGGGCGCTGCGGCCGGGTCTTGCACGGGCGGCGCCGGCGGCAGCTCGTCCGGACGCGCCTTGCGGTACATCGGCTGGCCGTTCGGGTGCACCATCTGCTCAAGGTCGTCCTTGTGCTTGACCAGCTCGGGGTCGGGCAGGGCCTTGAACTGGAACGCCTTGTCGTCGATCGGCAGGATCATTTCGGCCAGGCGCGCGGCACCGGCGTCGACGTAGCGCGCGGTCAAGCGCACGAACGCCGTGGAGCGGGAGTCGTCCTGATCAACCCGCGAGGTCGTCACCGGCCCGGTCATGCTGGTCGGTTTCGACCACATCGCGCTGGCGTACTCGTGGCGGTTGTAGTCGTCCACGCCGAGGTACGCGTCCTCGAGCGCCTTCCAGGTCTCCTCGATGCCGGACGCGGTGCGAGCTTGCACGGCCTCGTTCCGCTTCTCGGCGATCTTGACGCTCAGCTTCGCGAGCGCGGCGTCGCGGTCCGGGGCCAGCATGAGCGATTTGAGCTTGTTGATCACGGGGCGTTAGGCAGAGGTGATGGTTTCCCATGCAGCGGCCGTGCGGATGCTCAGCTTGTGCAGGGTGCTGTCGTAGACCAGCAAACCCTCGGCCGGCGAGGAGATCGCGTTCTTCTGCGTCGTCGTCATGACCGGCGGCTTGAAGCCCTTGGTCGTCGACGTCAGCTCGAGGATTGCGCTCGCCCCGGTCGGCGTGGCGCCGATGCCCACGGTGCGCGCGTTCGCGCCTGCGCCCTTGATGAACACCAGCTGGTTGGCCAAGGCGTTGAAGCCGTTGACGCCGATGATGATGTCGTTGGCCGTGCCCGTCGCGTCGGTGGCGATGATCATGCTGCCGGTCTTGCCGGATGCCGTTGGTGCCGAGCAGAACAGGTAGCCCTCGTTCTGACCGGTGATGGCGTACGCTGCCTGCGAGAACGCGGACGAGGTCATGCCCATGTCCATGAAGCCGGTCAGGTCGCTCGCCGCCACGTTGTCCGGGTAGGCGATCAGGTCGGCACTGGAGTTGGCGGTGGCCGACTTGTTCTGGATCGAGACCTGGGTGTAGTTGTCGACGCTGTTCGTCGCCTGCACCGTGGGCTGTGTCAGCGTCGCGGGCGTGCCTGCGATGGTGACGTACAGAATGCCGGTCATGGTGCCGCCCGTCAGTTGTAGTGGCAGGAGTGACGCGGTTCCTGATCCGCTGATCCGCGAGCGGATGCCGAGCACCGCTCCGGTAGCCGAGTCGGTGATTATTTGATCCCGGCTAGGATCAACGAAGCGGTAGTCGTTGGCCATGACGGCTCCTTAAGAGGTGGTGCCGGTGCCGATGGCCTGCCACGTGCCGGCAGTCGCAGAGGTCAGGGTGACGATGAACTCGCGCCAGGTGTTGGTGGCCAGGGTCAGGGTGCCGGACGCCGTGAAGCTCGCGTCCATGGTCAGGGTCAGGGTGCCGGCGTTGGTGTTGATCACACGCAGCACGTACTGCAGCCCTTGACCATTGTTCGGCAGCTTCTGGATCGCGGCCAGCGCGGTGAGCGCGGCGGCGACGGTCGGGGTCGTCAGCGCAGTGGCGCCGGACGAGAGCAGAACCACGTCCTGTGCGCCGACCATGGCCGCCGCTGCGAACACGCCGGAGGCGGTGGCGATGGCGGTGTACTGGTAGGACGGCAGGGTGATGCCGGTGCCGAGCACCAGGTCAGGGCCGTTGGAGGTGCGGCTGCGGAGACCGACCGTGCAGCCCGTCAGCACGTCGACGACAACCTGGTCTTCCGGGACGAGCCGTTCGTAAGTGTTTGCCATTTCAGTTACCTCTTTCCGCGCCGCAGCGCCAGTTGATACCAGGGGGTGCTGCCTGTGGCGGCGCCTCCGCTGGCCGTTATAGTGACGCCCAGTCCGACCTCCTGCTCGTCGGCTACGCCGCAGACGACAGTGGTGCCGTTCGAGATCGCCACGGCAAGCCCGGCCTCATCCTCATTACCGATGACACAATTAACTTGTGTGCTAATCCCTACTGCGACGATGATACCAGATTCATTCTCGTTCGCAACAGAACAAACGACGTTCGTAGCACTATCCACGATGAGCGGCAGCCCTGCCTCCGCCTCGTCGCTTGTCGTCACGGCAATGTTAGTGCTGAGCGCGATCGCGGAGGTCAGCCCCGCCTCAGCCTCGTCGCTTGTCGTCACGGCAATGTTGGTGCTGAGCGAGATACTTGCCGAAGGGCAAGCCTCTGTCTCTGTGTAGATGCTGGTGCCGACGACGGTGCTGAGCGAGATGCTTACCGAAGGACACGCCTCTGCCTCGTCCGCCACGGTGCAGGTGACGGTCGTGCCGCTGCCGGCCGCCACGGGGCGGATCGCGTACCCGGCAATCGCCCATGTCGCCAGCGCGCCGACGTTGGTGTAGCTCATGGTGACGGCGCCGGCCGGCGTCTTCGGCCCGTTGTTGTCCTCATCCGCGCCCGAGCCGCCCACGCCGGTCACGTTGTTCCGGCTGGTCTGGTTCGCAGTGATGGCTGTGTCGTCGGTGGCGATCGCGCCGTGCACCCAGCAGTTGTCGGCCACGGTGGTGATGCTGACCGTCGCGTCGGCGGCGCCCACGTTCGTGGCCTGTGCGCTGTTGAACCCCTCGGTGGGCGACGTCTGGTTCACGCCGGTGTAGCTCACCGCGGTGGACGCGCTGGCAATCGACCCTGACAGGTTCACCTGGATCGTCTTCGTGCCGGCGACGGGCGCGACCACGCGCCAGCACTCGACACGGCCGACAGCACTGACAGTGGACTGCGCGCCGACGAAGACGGCGTTGACGTTCGCGCCGCCGAAGTCGTCCACGATGCTGGTGACGGTCTGCCCTGTAGATAGCAGAGACACGTCGATGGCCAGGAACGTGTCGGCTCCGGTCACGGTTCGGTTGAACGTGTAGGTGGAGGCTGCCGCCTGGTAGCCAGAGTTCGCTGCAGCGTCAAAGGCGATACCGGGGGCGCTGACCGTAAGCGAATCAGACGAGCTTTGGAGCAGCTGCCACGGATTTAGACTCAACTGCTGGCAATACGTATCTCCAAATACGCTCCCTGTGCGGGCCACCATCAGCACCCCAGTAGTCGCGACAAGAGGAGCGGTGCCCTGCTCACCGCCGCTTCCCGCATATGCGCCAATAGCAGGGAGAATGCCACTGGACGCGGTTGGTGTACTGCCAGCACTGGTTGATCCGTACAGCTTGCCATTCAACCAGACCGTGTGGTTACTCCCGTTGCGGCGTACTACATAATTGACAATTCCGATTGGCAGCGCACCACCCGATATATCTACATCAGCAACCCCCCACATCACGAGGCTGATAGAGTTTGTGCCAGGAATAAACCGTACCGGCTGGCCATCGCCGCGAGCACTCAATACGTTCACCGTATTCGTCCCGTCCAGCAGAACTGACCCAACCTCAGTCCAAATAGTCGTGTACAACGATGGAATTCGTGCATTAGCTACGGTAAGGTAGCCGTTGCTGATAGCTACCCCGCCAGGCGTTGACTTTAGGGTAGCACCGTTAGCTGAAATACTCGGCCCGGCTAACGAACCACGTGGCTGTGAGCCGATCCACACGAAGTCGAATTTAACAGGAGCCTTAAATCTAAAAGCCCCTTGCGGCTGCCGGCGGCGGCCCATGGCTTACGCCACTTGCGCCTGGATGCGCTCGTATTCGATCACATGGTTGCCGGCCGTGGAGTTCAGGTTGACGGCAGTGTCGTGGACGACGAAGATGCCCCAGAACTTCGGCATGGCGCCGAACAGCTCCTTGATCGAGGTAGGGGCGAAGTAATAAGGCCGGTCGCTGGTGGCGTCCACGGTCATGGCGGCGACAAGGCGAAGCATCGGCCCCTTGACGTTGGCGCTGGTGATCGTCTCGTTGGAGTCCGTGCCGTCGAGCACGTCAGGATACGACGGCGTGCCGGACGCGGTCTTGTACGACGCGTACGCCCACACCTCGATCGTCTTGCTGACGGTCGGGCTCGTGCCCGTCGTGATGAAGCCGCTGACCAGGTGGTCCGTGTCCAGGTTCGATGTGTTGTCCACGGCGGTCGACTCACGCCCGGCGACGAGCGACGAGCTCGTGGCGAGCGACGCCAGGCCGATCGTCAGCGCAACGCTGCTCGTCGCCGGGTAGTAAGTCTTGACCGTTGCCATTACAGTGCTCGCGCGTCAAGCACGTTCTGGTACGACAGTGAACCCTCGAAGCTGAGCAGGGCCGGGCTGGCGGTGGTGCCGGTCCCGGTCGCCAGCACCTTCTCGGCGCGCGTGGTCTTGCGCTGGAGAACGAGCTGCACCGCCGCCCACCCGCCGCTGCGCGCGGCGCCGGACGGCCCGGACGGCAGTTGCGTGAGCGCATCTTGCAGGCCGGCGCGGATGTTGGTCTTCGCGGCGTTGATGCTCTCGCGGCCGGTCAGCATGGTTTGCAGGTTGAACTGCTTCCCCTGGCAGGCGAGGGACCTGTTCGTCCACAGCGCGGTGCCGTCCGGCGCGTCGGACGGCGTGAGGTTCGTCCAGGTGATCGCGTCGAACACGACTTGCGTCTGCACGTTGGTGTTCCAAGCGTAGAAGTCGACCGTCAGGTTCAGCGCGTCGGCGATGGTGAACGCGTCGTCGGCGGTGTTGGGCAGCGCGTTCAGTGCCGGGTCGGCCGTGATCTCGGCCTTGAGGGCGGTGAGCTGCGCGTTGGTGAGAGCCATGTTCGTCCTTGTCGGAGGTTTAAGTTGCGGTCTTCGTGTGCAGGCCGGCCGCGTTGATCGCGAAGTTCAGCGCGCCGCCGGCGATCGAGACCGGGCCGCCCAGGTCGATGTACAGCAGTGCATGCTTACCTGCCAGGGTGTCGTCGTACAGGATCGCCCAGTAGGCGTTGGTGAAGCCCGCCGCGTCCTGCGCGACAGTGATGTCGGCGATGTCCAGGGTCGACACGCCGCTGCTGCGCGTGAACGTCACGGACGCTGCGGTGATCGGGCCGGTGTACGCTGTGGCGGTCGCCACCTGGTTGCTTGAGAAGTTCGTCGTGCCGCCAGCGCCCCAGCGCGGGTCAGTCGTGCCCACGGTCGGCACCGTCGCATTGGTCACGATCCCGATCTTGAGCGTGTCGGAGGAGAGGTTGAAGCTCGTACCCGTCCACGCTGAGAGCGTCGCGGCCTCGAACCAGTGTGCGTCACCGCGTGCCATGGCTGTCCTTTAGATGTTGTTGAGCGCGGCGACCTTCGCCTTCGCCTCGGCCAGGAGGCCGTTGATGGTGTCGAGCTGTGCCTCGGCGGCGGCGCGCGCTGCGATGGCGCTGTTCGCTGCCGCGTTCGCCTCGTCGGCCTGCCGGGTGAGCGCGTCGATCCGCTCCTGCGCCGCGGCCATGGCGGTGGTCACAGCGCTGGCGGCCTGCGTGTCGGCATGCTGCCGGACCTGCTCGCACTGCTGGGTTACTGCTGAGAGCGTCGCTGCCGCCTCGTTCGCGGCGTTCTGCGCGATGCGGCCTGCGTCCTCGTTCGCCGTGCGCACGGTTGCCTCGGCGGTCGCCTGCACCTGGACCAGGTTCGTGGCCGCCTGTGCGAGTGCGCCCTTGGCCACGGCCAGTTCGCCCTGCGCGGCTGCGATCTGCTGGGTCAGTTCGGCCAGGGCCTGCGCTGGCGGGCCTACCTGCTCGAGGATGTCGGCGGCGTCGACCATGCCCTGGAACTGCTGGGACAGGCGGCGCAGCAACTGCACGGCACCGGCGTAATCCTTCGACTGGGTGTTCTTCGCGTCGTTCATCACAGCCGCCCTGGTTGGTTGCGGCGCAGCATTGCGGTCACGCTGATGGTGGCGCCAGCCCCGACCACGGTCAGGTTCGGGCGCATGTAGCGGGGGCGTTCGATGATCTGCATGCCGCCGGTGGCGGTCATCGTGGCGGCGGTGCCGCCGGCCACGTTCGTGCAGGTGAACCAGTTCGTCCCGTCGTTGCTGCCCTGCCACGAGACCGTGGCGCCGCCGTAGGTGCCGGTGGACTGGATGCAGCACTCAGCCTTGTCCAGCATCTCGAAGGGCAGGCCGTCAGGGGTGGCTGTGACAAGCGGCCAGGTGAGGAGGGAATAAGACCCGTCGCCGTCTCCGACTGAGGCAAAAGTTGGGGTGATGGGCATCGCCTGTCCTCAATTGAATTGTACGCAATGAATCGCAGTGTAAGCCTTGACAGGCGGCAATGTCAATCGGGGTCGGGCTGGCTCAACCCAAACACCCCACGCCTGGCACCGTGCTCTTGTACCGCGGCAGGCGCGCGGTGTGCTTGTCGGCGCGCACGATCGTCGGCACCGCGAACGTCATGGCCAGGGAGTCGGCCCGGTCCGGGCTCTTGACCCCTCGCCGCTTCGCGTCCTCCTTGCTCTCAAGGATCAGCTCGCCGCCCTTGAAGTTGTACCTCAGCGCCGTCAGGTCCACCTTCAGGTCGTTGTCGTTGGGGATGGACCCCTCGCGCATCCACTCCTTCATCTGCGCCCACATGAACGCCCGGAGGTTGTAGTGACTGCCGTCTGCCATGCGGCTCGCGCTGTTGACGTCGACCACCACCTTGTGCAGGCGGCCGGTGCGGCGGTCGGTGAAGTCCGGGTACCAGGCACGGAGCATGTCGGCGGCGCCGGCGCCCACGCCGATGGTGTCGACCGCGATCTGCTCGGGCTTTTCCTTAAAAGCGTCGATCTCCATCTTGCACCGGGCGGCCACCTGCGCGACGTCGAGCTTGGCCAGCACGATCTGCTTGAGCACGACGCGCCCGCGGCGAATGGTGATCGCTGACTTATCGTCGCCGAAGCGGGCGACATCCAGGCCTACGCGCAGCCCGCCGACTGGCTGCACGTCGGCTGGGCCTCGCCGCATTGCGGTACTGACCAGGTCGGCGGGCATGAACGCGTTGGCCACGGAGCCCTCGTACTGCAGGTCGATCTCTTGCGCGACGATGACTGGGTCGAGGGTTGCGACTTGCTTGTCGTACCAGGCTTTATCTTTGCGGGGGTCTGCCGTCCAAGAGAAGGTGAAGACGCTCACGCGGCCGCCGTGCCGGCGCCGGTAGAAGCTGTTGCCCGCGCCGTTCGGGGTGGAGATGTAAAGTTTTACATTCGAGGTCTGGGACAGCGCAGCGTCGATCGCGTCCGGGTTATCCAGAAAGGCTGCCTCGTCCACGATGTACAGCGACGCGCGTGCACCGCGACCGATATTATCGCCGCTCTCCCCTATGATGGTCGAGCCATTCACGCGGTTGATGATGCGCATGTTCGGCGCGTCCTTGAGCTCGTTCCAGCCGGCCGGCTTGAACTCGGCCGGCAAAAAGTTAATACATTGTCTAGCTTTCCAGAACAACGTCTTCGGGTCGCCAGCGCTGTCCAGGAGTCCCTCCTTACGTGATCCGATGCCGACCACGGTGTCAGGGTAGAAGGTCCACATCCATACCGCGAAGGCGACGCACAGCCATGAGGCGCCGACGTCGCGCGACTTCTCGGCCAAGCCGTCCGAGCGCGCCAACCACAAAGTATGCATCCAGTCTATGAACTCGACCTGCTGGGGGAAAAGGATAAAAGGCACGACCACTGGCAGCCCGATCTCCGCATTACGAGGGTCACTTGTGAGCATCCAGTCGCTGATGAAGATCGCAGGGTTCAGGGCGTAATAGGCTTTGAGCGCGGGCAGGTTGCCTGGCATTTCGCGCAGCCGCTTCAGTCGGGCCACGCGCTCGGCGTAGACCTCGTCGTAGTTCGGGTGTTTCCAGTCGAAATTGTCTGGAACAAATTTATGGGAAGCGTATTCGGGGTTTGCCATCTGCGCAGTGTACGCTCGGCATTGTGCTCTGGCAATAAGCCGAGTAGGATAGTCGGTGCGGAGAAGCGCTACCAACGCCGCTCCGCCCCTGCTCACTTAACCTTTCACGGAGGTCTCATGGCTGCCGCCATTTTAACTCAAGCTCGTCTCAAAGAACTGTTCCATTACGATCCGGCCACCGGTATTTTCACGCGCATCAAGACGACAAGTTGGCGCGTCGCGGTCGGCCAAACTCTCGTGCGCAAGGATAAAGACGGCGCCTTTATCGCCAGTATCGACTACCGGAACTACCGCGCGGCGCGGCTTGCCTGGCTCTACGTAACCGGTACTTGGCCGGCGCACATGGTCGATCACCGGGACGGCGATAACACGAACAACGCATGGCTCAACTTACGCGAAGCGACGAATGCCCAGAACGGGCAAAATCAGATGCAAGCGCAGAAGGGCAGCACCAGCGGCTACCTGGGCGTGAACTGGGACAAGGCCAAGGGCAAATGGCTGGCTCGCATAGGGCTGAACGGGAAGAGCAAAAACCTCGGCCGCTTCGACACGCCCGAAGAAGCCCACGCCGCCTATGTCGCAGCAAAGCGCAAACTGCACCCCTTCGGCAATCTATGATGTGCGGCTTGCATATAGTTTGTAGAAAATTACATAATGCACTGGGCGCATAGCTGTTTGCAATGTGCGTGCGTACTCGTCTGGTGAGGTACTGTATATCGAGCAGCCGGCCAGG